TGGACGAGTCACAGCCTCAACATACAAGACAAGTTGACGCTATTACCAACACCCAGAGCCAGCGAGTGGAAGGGTATAGGAGTCAAAGGCAGCAAGAGCAGCTTACGATGGGCGAAACAGGGCTACTTGACTGGAGTGATACAGGAATCAGACTCGATCCCGAATGGCGAACCTATGCATCTCAACCCATGCTTCGTAGAGGAGATGATGGGCTATCCCGTAGGGTGGACAGACTTAAATGCCTAGGCAATACCATATGTCCGCAAACCGCAACAATTCCCCTGAATCGTATCAAACAGCTTGACACTCTCCTCCAGTATTGACTACAATATTGGATGAGGGTCTCACCCTCTACTGTTCACTTACACTAGATCGTTATGCAACCACAAGAACGCACCTCCACTGTAGTTTCTAACATAGACGTTAACCCATTAACAGGCTATGCCAAAGTGGAGCTATTATCTGGCGATGTTTATGAGTACTTCAATGTATCTCGTAGAGCATGTGCCAACTTACTAGCACAACCAAACATGAGCCTTGGCTTCTGGTTCAACAAGAACTGTAAAGCTAAAGGTATTGTTTGTAAGCAAATCAAATCGCCCAGTCTTAGCAAGAAATGGGCTAAGTTCAAAACTACCTATGCTCACAACTAACTCAATGACTGTAACATTTGACAGTAGTGTAGCCCCCTCTCTTTTAGAGGGTGGTTACAACTATTCACCAGCTGGTAACAATGCCGTCAAGGTATACTTCGAGATTGACCAAGTACGTGACATCTATGACATACTAGATGAAGCAGGCTTAGGTCATGTATCTGACTCTGTAATCTACACCGATTACTTCAATGAGCCCAGCTACTAAACAATGTAAAGAGTGCGGGGAGGTCAAAATCTTAGAGGACTTCCCACTGTTCAGCACTGTGGGTGCAGGTCGTAAGAATACGTGCAAGACCTGTTCAAACTCTCTAGCTACAATTAGACGTAGACTACGTAGACAAAACCCACCACCATCATCGCCTGGAGATTGCCCATCATGTGGTAGGCATACTACTAAATGGGTTCTAGACCATGATCACACCAACGATAGATTCAGAGGCTACATCTGCGACTCCTGCAACGTAGCCTTTGGTAAGTTTGGTGATGACCCATACACTATGCAACGTTCACTTAACTGGCTTTCATCACATGGCTAACACCATTAACATCAACACCAACAAAACAACGGACAAGTACATCAAGACCTTTGACGTTGCCGATGACCCTCTGGTATTCACACTTATACGTGTCAGTCCTTACAGCCTGGAATCTATGATACTAGGTGTATTTGACAGTAAAGAGTCACTATTATGTAGACTCACACGTGTCATGGACAGACCAGCTGCAGACGAAGAGTTCAAGATTGAGGTACACCAACTCAGAAACCTTACAATGGAGCAAGATTTAGATTGAAACCAGAGTATCCCGAATGGCAGTATCCTTTCTTTGGTATTGTCTCAATGTTTATTGTACTAGGAATCTTTGCTGGTATAGTAACAAACGGTAAGCACACCCCTGCTAACCCAGTAATACGCCAACTTATTGATAGAACATGAAAAAAGTTTATCCAAACCGTATACGTGAGCTTAACAAATGGAAAGCCACTGATGACCTAACTATGGTTGACATTGATGATGGGATGTATGCAGCTGAAAACTGGAAACTACCCGTTGGATATGCCTGTGTAGTACGAGCTGAACTCGCCAATGGTAAAATAGAAGAGAGAGCTTACCGTATGCATAAGGCAGCTAACAAATACATGTTAAGCTTAATTGCAAATGGTGCGGATTTACACCTCATGACTCACGAATCTCTTAGATCTACCGCCTTTAAAGACTATGATTAATCCATGTGACACTGCAGAACTACTAGATAGACTTGGATATTATGTTGATGATGCAACAGGTGAGGTATTTGTTCATCTTGAACCATGTGCCCCACCAACATTTGATAAGTTTCTATTCATGTTAGCAGTAATGGGACAACTAATTACCAAACGCAATGCTGACTTTGAGTTAGGTTTCTACCTACCAAACTGGCAATGCTTTAACAGTATGGAAGAATACTGCGAGGTATTCCCCTATGACCAACAATGTAAAATGTACGATGACTAATTTGACACAGCACCAAATAGACCATCTCGATGATTACGAATACTCACTTTTCCTAGCTTATGGTGACGCATACAAACCTACACCGACAGTTCCTGCTAGAACAGGAAGCAATCAGTTGCGGAAAACAAAAACTCCACGATTCATTGACGAAGCTGGAGGAGAGCTCTTACGCATCCGCAAGCGTTTACGGTGTCGCTTCAATAAAAGAGGCGTTGCCTTATTTAATGGAGCATATCGAGATCACCTTCGCAAAACTAAAAAACGGGCAAGCAGGTAAATTCTATAGACCTATTGCTGAGTATATTGAGGAGCTAGAACCCTTAGCTATTGCTACAATACTACTCAAGGTTGTATTTGATAAGGTCTTTACCTTTGATCGCAACTCCGATTTAATTGTATCCGTAATGACTACTATTGGTGGAGCATTAGAGTCAGAGTGTAAGTTCCGCTGGTATAAGCGTGAGCACCCCACCATCATGAGCTATATCGAACGAGTATACTTTCATGAGGTGACTGGTACAAAACAAAAGACAAAGATAGCTAGTGAAAAGTTTGGTGAACGTGACATCAGATGGAACTCATGGCCTACTAAAACTAAAGTATCTTTAGGTAGATGGGGACTTACTGCTGTTATGGAATCAACTGGCTGGTTTACAGTAGACAAACGCAAATCCAGGAGGAAGAAGTACGAATACCGTGTTGTTGCCACAGATGACTTTAACAACAAACGGAACGAACTTATTAAGACTGCTGAATTATTCAGTGGTATACCTTGGCCTATGCTAGTAGAACCAGATGACTGGGGATACAATGAAGAAGGTAATATTATATATGGTGGATATCTGACTAATCGTATGATGAAAGGTCATGATCTTACAAGAAGGGGCAACCCCACCATTAAACACGGGGATACCCCACTAGCTTTTATCAACAAGCTACAAAAGGTAAAATACCGTGTGAACACTCATGTTCTAGAGACTGCCGAGTATCTAAAAGAGAAGGAACGGGTAGTAGGGAAGTTCATTCCAATTTCCCCAGCGTTCAAGCCTCCTCGTCCTCCAGATGCAGAGGAAGATGCACACAAGAATCTACTATGGCGAAGAGCTATGGCAGAGTCACACACAGCTGATCGTATTAATTTTAAGAGATCAGTAAGAACACGAACACAATTAGAGGCAGCGGAAAAGTTTAAAGATGACGAGTTTTACTTATGTTGGTCGTTTGACTATCGTGGTAGAACCTACCCCATACAAGCTTTTCTTACACCACAAGATACAGACTTTGGTAAGTCCTTGATAAGGTTTGCTGATGAGTCTAAAGTTACTGATGATGCAGAGTTATGGTTGTCTTTTCAAGTTGCTACTACCTTCGGGTTAGATAAAAGCACAGTTGAAGAGAGACATCTTTGGGTCAATGCTAACTTAGATTTAATCACAAGGATTGCAATAGATCCTATAACTCATCTCCCAGAGTGGGAAGATGTAGAAGAACCTTGGCAGTTTATGGCTGCCTGTCATGAATACTACCATTGTTGTATAGCTAAAGACAAAGATACTACAGGGCTTATGGTCGCTGTGGATGCAACCTGCTCTGGACTCCAGATACTAGCAGGACTTGCAAGAGATAAGAGTACAGCTGAGTTAGTTAATGTTGCTCCGTCTGATAAACCGAGTGATGCGTACAAAGCTGTAGCAGAGAAAGCCAAAGAGTTTCTTCCTAGCTACATGCACCCTTGGATGACTCGTTCCGTGTGCAAACGCACGGTTATGACCATCCCATACAATGCTACTAAGGATAGTAGTCGTAAGTACATAAGAGAATCGTTGAGAGAAGTGGACATTGATCCAGATAAAGATGAACTAACACAGATTGTCAATGCTGTCTATAACAGTATGGACACTATAGTTCCAGGGCCTATGAAGGTCATGAGATGGATCAAGAAAAGTGTAGGTGAGTACATAAGAAGTGGAGCTAAGTATATACAATGGGAAACACCATCTGGTTTTGTAGTTAACCAAAGACGTGATGTCATAGAGACAGAACGTATGGAGCTACAGCTGTTAGGTCGTACATCAATACGTTTACCTAACGGTAAGTTTACCCCTTGTCCTAAGCGACATAAGTCTAGTACTGCCCCAAACTTTATTCATTCCATTGACGCAGCGATCCTTCACAGATCTTTTACTCAGTTCAATGAACCATTCACAGTTATCCACGATTCTGTTCTATGCAGAGCAGGAGACATGGCAACACTCAATCAACTTGTGCGAGAAACCTACGCCAATATCTTCACAGAAGATTGCTGGCTTACTAAATTCGCATCCACCATCAACGCATCTGACCCACCACCCATTGTTGGAACTCTAGATCCGTCCGTAGTATCCAATTCCACCTATTTTTTCTGTTAACCATGCAAACACACGTTACCAAACAACCCGTTCTACTAGAGGGTTTCCAAGCTATACTGAAGCCTGGGGAGTGGGGCTATAAGCTCTCAGTCCTCATGAAAGCTGACATAGTAAAGGAACTTGAAGAAGAAAGGGAAGGTGCATTAGAATGGGCTAAGTCCAAAGCTAAGAATCCTAAGAGAGTCTCTATTAAACCAGAGCCTTGGGAGGAGCTAGACAATCAGCCTGGAATGTACCAAGTTAAGTTCAGTTGGAGAGATGGAGACAAGTTTATACCTGTCGTTGTTGACACCGAAGGAACACAGATTACAGACAAAGACACACCTATATATAATGGAAGTAAAGTTAAGATAGCTTTCTTTCAGAAACCATATGTATTACCTACGGGTGACATTGGTACATCATTAAAGCTTAAAGCTATTCAAGTTATTAGTCTTAACAGCGGAGCTGGCATTGTAGATGACGGTGATCTCACCCCAGAAGATGCTGCAAAACTATTTGGCCCTACTACTGGTTTTAAAACAGATGAGCCTAATGTAGAGGCAGCAGGTACACCTAGCTCAGTTGAAGATGACTTCTAATGAGAAGTAAACTAGAAGAAAACATAGCTGAGGAGTTTGATAAACTGGGTATTCAATATACCTACGAACGTGACAAACTCAAGTATGTTATAGAAGCACAATACATCCCTGATTTTAAAGTTGGGGATGTCTACCTAGAAGCTAAAGGCTATTTTCCTCCAGACCAGAGACGGAAGATGAAAGCTGTAAAGAAAGCAAATCCAAATATTGATATTAGAATTATATTCCAAAACCCGCTAAACAAAATATCCAAACGCTCCAAAACATCCTATGCGATGTGGGCAGAGAAGAACGGATTTCCTTGGTGTACATACTATGCAATCCCCACAAGCTGGCTCAAATGAATCAGAATTCCTTTATCACGCACCTTGCAACAACTGTGGCTCGTCCGATGGTAACAGCATATACTCAGATGGACATGCTTATTGTTTTGTATGTAACCATTATGAATCTGGAGGAGAACCAGACCACCCTTATCCTT